TGAACATGCTACAGCCAGAGAAACTTTCTGGTTGGAAGTTACTAATTCTAGACATATATTTCAGGATGTTATATATGAATGGTTTTGTTCCTTACCTTCAGGTCATCCTTTCACAATCTTTATTAACAATTTGTATAATTGTTTAGTACTACGTTATGCGTATTTTAAAATTATGCCAGATATTGATGAACCTTTCAACGAAAATGTTCGACTGATTGTGACAGGAGATGACAATAGTTTCTCTTGTCATGATAGCATTCGTGATAGATTTAATATGCCTTCTATAGCTGCATGCCTTTCCGGGTTGGGCTTAAAATTAACTCTGGATGACAAAGATGCTGAAATTGGGCTTGCTAGAGATATTACGGAAATAACATTTCTAAAGCGCCATTTCGTCTATGACCATCGTCTTTGTCGGTGGATAGGTGCCTTGAGTCTTAATACAATTCTTGAAGCCCCTCGTTGGTCACGTAGAGGACAAAATTATTTGGCCATTTTGGAAGTACATATTAGAGAGTTCTTCAAGGAACTATCTTTACATACTAAACAAACTTGGGACAAATATTCTAAGCCTTTACTTGAAGCTTTACAGCTTCGTCCTGTCATAAATACTACTTGGATTTTGGATTACTATACGAATCGTTATAATACTCTCAAAGTAAACTTACAAATTGCTGAAAATTCATTTGGTAAAATTGACAAATCATTTTATGTTGCGATAGCTCCTTATTTGGATGTTATTGCAATCGACTCCGAAAGTCGTGAGGTTGTTGGCGATGCTCTTTCCAAGAGCGAAATGGAACCAAAAGTTCAGGAAAGTTCCGTGACAACCAAAAGCCCTGTACCGCAAGTTTACTTCTCCAGTGAGGGCGGGTTAGTTCCTACTAGACAGGAGATAGGTTCCTATGAACCATCCTATGGACCTAAGGTGGTTCGAAATACTGGGTCAGCAGAAAAACCAGAAATTATAGGATATACCCACGTGACCTTACAATCGAGTGGGCGATTGGGCAATGATGAAGTTACTACTATGATGGGAGGAGAGGAAACTTTCGATACTACTCATATGTACAATGACGCAGTTGTTGTTGAAGGTTCGGCAACCGATGGTATTGCAGAAGCTTTAACTAGTGATGCAGCCGGAGGAGTTGATATTAGCGAAGATATTCGCGCTTTCTTGGCTCGGCCAAGAAAGTTCAAATCAGGACTATTTTCCGTTACGGATATAGTCTCTACTTTTAATGCTGATGGTTTCTTTGTTCCATTTGATGTTATTGATAACGTTCAAATTGGGAACAAATTGAAAGGGTACCATGGCATTAGAATGACTACAGTTTTGACATTAGTAGTTAATGCTAATAAATTCCAGCAAGGTAGGTACATGTTGTGTGCTGTTCCTACTGGAGGTACAGCAGCTTCTACTCCTACTGTACTTAACTGGGTAGCAATGCACATTGCTACTAGAACACAAAGAACTCAATTACCAAGAGTGGAAATTGATCTAGCTTGTGATACCTCGGCAGTCTTAAGATTGCCTTTTTCGGCAGCACAAGATTATTATCCACTTACGGCAGCTAATGACACCACACGTTATGGAACGCAGTATGTCATTAGGATGTTCCCTTATTCTCCATTGGAATATGGAACTGGTAGTGCTAATGCTGCATGGTCACTTTGGGTTCATTTTGAAGACATCGAATTGATTTCAGCAGCTGTGCCAGCTACTGGTTTGCAGGCTGGAGGAGATGTTACCAAGATTGAACAAAAGAGTAAAGGTGCTGGTCCTATAGAATCAGTTGCTTTGAAGGTTAGTAAAGCTAGCAAATTTTTGACTCCAGTCCCATTTATTGGCCAGTATGCTACTGGGCTAGGATGGGTTGCTGACATTGTTGGTAATGTTGCTAAAGTGTTTGGGTGGAGTAATCCAACCAATCTAGAACAAGAACATAGGGTAATTCGAGCAGTTTCTCACTATGCGAATAATGTAGATAAACTCGATCCCCAATCTATTCTAGCTTTGACAACAACCAACAAGATTGCTTTGAGACCTAGTTTGAAAGACAATGCTGAAGATCAATTAGATATAGCAAATTTTGCTGGTCGCTTTGCTTTTATTAGTAGAGTTGACTGGACTATAGCCAATACTGAAGGTACTGAATTGTACTCTCGTGATGTTACACCCGCGGGTGCGGTAGTTACTACTGCCACCTTTTCGGATAGTTACTCTGTGTACACTCCAGCCCAGTGGTTGGCTAAAAACTTTCGTTATTGGAGAGGTTCAATGGTGTATAAGCTTAAAATTGTTAAGACTGAATTTCATTCAGGGCGTATAGCAGTAGCTTTTACACCTAATTCTCAACTAACTACAACTACGGCACTTACTTACCCTACAAGTGATTACACTTATAGAGAGATTATTGATATAAGAGATATGAATGAATACACTTTTGCAGTACCATTTATCTCTCATACTCCTTACAAGACTACTGGTAATGATTACCAGGAAGATAATTCTGTAGGTACTTTGAAGATCTATGTTGTGGATCCTCTAAAGTGTCCAGATGTTGTAGCTGGTGCAGTTAGAATTTATGTTGAGATGGCTGGAGGACCAGATTTTGAGGTTCAACAACTTTTCTTAACAGCAACTACTCCAATAACAGATATGGCTTTGCAAGCAGGAGCATGTGAAGCCGTACCTAAGAGTTTGGGTTCTTCGATCCAAACTAAATTTCAACTCACTTCAGCAGCTGATTGCTTTGGTGAGCGTATTATGAATTTAAGATCTTTGGTAAAAAGATCACACATTATTCAGAGAAACAGAGAAGTTACTTTTACGCAACCTTATTTAGTTGTGTTTCCATTCATGTATAATGCTCTGGAAACAGCTACATTATCTGCCACTCTTATACCATGGCAGATTTCAGATTTATACGGTGCGTTAGCTTCGATGTTTACTTATTCTACAGGATCCGTGAATATAAAGGCCTATCCAGCAACACAGGAAGGTTTTGATTATTCTAGTAATCTTATAGGTTTCGTAACCCCTATGATGGGTGATCCGGATAATGTGGGTGTGTGGTCGCATCTCGCAGATGTACCTTCATCATTGTTGCCAAATACTCGTGGAACAGAATCTCATATGTCTAGATTTGTCTACGGTAAGCAAGCTTTTAAAGAAAACCATGCTGCAGAATTTTCTGTACCTGGTTATCATTTCTTGCGTAGAACTCCAAATGCTGATGGTATGATTTATCAAAATATTTATCGTACTACAGATGGAGTTATATTTGGTACTGCCAACTTTGGAGACAAGAAACTAAACAAGAAATCTGGTTTAGTTGTTATGGTTGATGGAGTCGGTAATGATCAAGTTTTACCTGGTGGTTTTATTGTTTCACGAGCGGGAGGAGAAGATTG